TGCAGGTCTTGCAGTATTAAACTCAGCACGATACATAGTAAACTTAAGATCTTCAAAGATATCTTCAGTCCAACTTTCGGTATTCTGGGAACGGAATACCGAACCTAGAGATGGTTGAGTTGTGATGACCGTACTTGTAGCAATGTCGGTTGCACCTAACTTAGAAGACCACAATTCATAATCAATAGAATCTGTCTCAATTACAAGTGCATATTCTGTATCATTCTGTAGATATACAGGATAATCAAATGCAAAGTGTGAAGGTGTTGTAGATTCTGTAACTCCAACTTGATCAGTAGCTACACCCATTCTAACTGCGGGAGTATCAATCTCAATGAATGTTTGAATTTCACATCCTCCAGCACCATTACCAACACCTTTGATAACAACAGAAGGTGCTTCTGTGTATCCAAAACCAGAAAGAGAAATTTCAGCATTATAAATCTTTCCACCTGATACTTCAATTCTTGCAGTTGCAGTAGAACCGCCAGGAAGTTGTGGACTTTCAATACTGATGATTGCACTGTCATAGTTAAGACCTGGATTTGTAACTCTAATATCAGATAACTTACCACTATCTTTTGCAATAGCAAGAACGAAATCTGTAGCATCTGTTGCATTAGAGACAGTTACAGATGGAATAATTAGATCTTCATTTGGAATAAAAGATTTACCATTGTGGTTGCTAAGAACAACAGTATAAACCTGTTCGTTTGTAAGACTATATCTACCAGATGCAGTAGCTACTAGTTCTACATTGTTTTTATCAAAAATTGAGAGGATAGGACCTGAAGCAGCAGAAGATGCACCAGTTACACTCTCTCCTCTAATAACTGACATATTGCCACTAGCAAAACACTTAAGGAAAGTATTTGGAGATAGAGTCTTCTCAGATCCAGGAACAATGTTCTTAGCAGGTTTTTCTGCATCAACATTAGTAATATATGTCTTAACTGGAATATTTGTACTCTTCTTATTAAAGTAGAGATCAACACCAGTTACAAAACAACCACCATCTAAATTCTCAATCTTAAATGTTTGGGCAAGTGGATTTGGTCTAATAGGATTGTCAGTATTACTTTCAATAAACTGAACACCTTCATTAGATTTAAAGACTGATGGTTTTGTAGATACAATGCTAGAAGGATTTTCTGGTAAAATACCAGTAGCATAATACTTAACTTCACTGTAAGAATCTACACCTAGTTTTGATTCGTTAGTTGCACTAGAAGTGAATCTAAATGTTAGTTCGCCAGTAGTGAAGTTCAACTCTTCTGCATCTTCATCATACGATAGAGTATCAACATCTCCGTTCCATGTAGCATTTTGTGCTGGAGGTTTACCAGCAGGAACAACAATTAAACCAGATGCGTTACCATATTCATCTGTAGTAACTTCACCATTAAATGCAGACAATGAATTACCAGCAATACCAGTAAATCTTAAATCAGGATTAACCCAACGAGAAATATCTCTACCTTCTAGGAACACATAGATCCTAGTGTTGGGTTTCATTCTACTAACTTTAAATTTAACAGGAAGACTTCTAGTGTAGAAAGCTAGTGAAGTAGAAACAGTATTGTCTCCAACAGTTTTGGTTTGTACACCTTTTCCTACATCATTATTCTGAGGACTAATATTAGAAGAACTACCAACAGATGCTGATGTTACAGTGGTAGTTGCAATTTGAGAATTGACTCCACCAAGAGAATTGATTGCAGTAAATGTAGAGGATGTTCCAACCCAGTTAACTACAAAAGAGTTATAAAGACTTGAGAAACTTTCTTTTACATTTTCCTTAGCTAAGAAAATATTGAATAGATCTGTATTTGTGTCAACAACTACAGGTTCTTCGTGTTGATCATACCATTGATCAATAGCTGGTGTTAGTTCACTATCACCAACATACTGAAGAACAACAAATGGATTTGGATTTAATTTTCCAGAAGCAAAATTATTTCCTAGTAGAGATAGTGGAGAATATGGTAAGGTTACCATGTTTCCAGTTTTTTGATATCCAGCAACAGATCTTTGATCTTCTCTAGTATTAACTTCTACAAGATTAACAGAATCTTCTTTTGCTTGAGGACGTAGGACACTTTGCTGACTGTCCACTGCACATCTATAATCAAGAGAAGAAAGATTGCCAATTCTATGTGCTTCAAAGTTATCAACAAAGAAACCACACTTAAATCTATCAAGTCCAATATCATCTTTAACTTGCATATTAAGAGCTTGTTGCTCTAAGATGCTAAGTGTAGTGTAATACTCAAGACGTTCAATACGCTTCTCTAGTTTACCGATGTCACGCATAGTGTAACGACGGTTATCAACAGGAGTAATTCTTACATCTTTACTTGTCTTAGTAAATGCAGGAATATATGCATAGAAGAGAGGTACAGCATCTTCAATTGGATCTGGTTTAGTTGGGTTAAGAGATGAATTACCTTCCTTAACAATAAAGTCTCCATTCTGATCTAAGAAGATACCATCAATACGATCTAAGTATTGTTTTTGACTAAAGGAGAATGTAAACTCTAGGTTTAAATCAGGAGCAGGACTTGCAGAAATAACAGCACCAGCACCAGAGAATGATCCTTCAGTTCTTTCTAGTGTAGATGTATCAAGGAAACCAGGAATGATAGCACTGCTATCTACCTTCGGTCTAAAGTCAAGAACATTCTTGAGTTCTGTGATACCAAGAACAGAAGAATTGAAAGAAGGAATTTCATCTTCACCAACACCTGCTTCATGCAAGTAGCTATCGATAGTACAAAAATCACCTTGTGAATGCTCAAAGTAATCGAAAGCGATTACAAGTTGACCAGTTGTTTCTTCAAAACCAGGTTTTAGAACAATACGAGAAACATCATAGATTGTATCTCTCTGACCATCATCAAATGTATATCTTGATGTTACATCAGTACCAGAAATCAAATTACCAGCAGTATCAATCTGAGGTGGTTGTGAGGAAGTTCCTTCATAAACATATCTTAGTTTAAATGCATCAGAGTATGATAGAATTTCTACAACCTCTGTGTCATAATCTGTTCCTCTTAGAGGTACAACACGGTCACCAGCAGATGTAACTGTAATTCTCTTATTTCTAACTACAGTCTTAAGTCTTGGTTTTGCATTAGATACTTCTAAAGTTGCAGTCAACTTAAGTTTGGGGAATGTTCCATTAGTAGGAATATTACCAAAGTATGTTGTTGGTAGTTGTAAACTAATACTACCAGATGTCAGACCACTAGCTGTATCAGTAGAAGAAGTAATTTCTACATCATCTTCTTCTAGATAGATAATGTCACCTTTAACAATGTCAGGTGCATCGCCAGGATCAATAACAGTAACCATAAGATTCTGTTCACTGAACGCAGCAAATCTTTGTGTACCAAATGGTAATTGTGCAGCAAAGGTAATAATACCACCACCACTAGATGCTGTAGTTACAAAATCTCTACGGAAGAAATACTTAATCTTAGTATCATCACCACCAGAAGAAATTTGAGAAACTTGCTTACTACCAGTAGAATACAATAGTGTGCCACTTGTAGAATTGTCCACCTTCGGACGTAATCTCACAATACTTGCATTAGTAACAGAACCAGGTAAAGCTGTATCTAGATAAATTCTAGATTTATATGCTCCCTCTTGTTGTGTAGCAAATTGTACAATTGCACGAACTAAATTATTATCGTCATCAGAGAATTGAACTAAATCTCCTTGTTGTACAGCAGTTGATGCATCAGCACTAAAGCTAGTAGATTCAACAAAAGTAGAACCTTGTGTACCAAAGAATGTATAATTTGTTACAGTTTTAATTTCTGAATATTTTTGACTATCAATTACAACGTCTGCAGAGAAACTATTTGAATTTCCTGAACCATATGAACAACCAAGAGACTTGACGTTCTGTGGAGTGTAAGTAGTTACTGTGTCTCTGTAAAGAATAGGAACAATAGCAGCTCCTGCATTTGGAGCTCCAGCAGAATCTGGATTCTTAGCTGTTACAGCTGGTGGTTGTGCATACTCTACATTGACAGCAGATCTATTAATGATAGCTGCTTTATAGATTTTTCCATCAATACTCTTCAACAACTCAATTTTAGAATTGTCATATTCTAGTCCATTGATTAAAAGTGATACACCATCAGCATATCCTAAACCTCTGTTTTGTACAACAAAATGAGAGATAGTATTTTCTTTAGCAATTCTTACAGTGTTACCATCTTCATCTCTGATTGTTTCACCTGGCAAAAATCTACCAGACAGTGTTTTAACAAATAGAATAGTTCCTGTAGTGTAAACTCCAGAAGGTGTTCCTTCTACAACACCATAAGCTCCACTATCTACACCAAATACGTACTTACCTTCATCATAACCAGCTGGTGTTGATTCTAAAATAATTTTAGTAAAGAACTGAGGATCGAAATAAGAAATTCCAAACGTTGAATTGTATGCACTAGTTCCAGCAGCTAGACGACCCCTAGAAAGAACAATATCAGAATCAGGATTAAAACCAGAACCTCTTTCTTTTAGGAAGAAGTTATTGGGTTTTACTTTACCAATAATAGGAGTAATTGTGTTAGCATAATCTACAACATGACCAAATTCAGTTCCTTCTGCTGCAGCATCAGCTTCGGTTAAATAAATCCTTCTCTTATTTTCATTATCAGAAAGATCATATTCAATCAACAATGCTTCTAGTTCATTCTTAGGACCAGAAACAGTTAGTTCTAAGAACTGAACAGATACAGATGCATTAATCAGTGGTTTGTTTGTAGTAGCAAACGAAAGAGTTTTAAATGATCCAATAGCAGTTGGTGTTCCTGTATCACTTCTTGTCTTAACATAGAACAATTCACCAAACTGAGTTTGGAATGTTGTATCTGTTACAGCTCCAATAAGAGTAGTTGGATTTGTAATTTGTAAAGTAATGGTTTTAATACCATCGTTTGCAGAGAAGAATTTTCCTCTTCTGTCAATTGTTTGTCTATGATCTGTTGATAATTCTGTATCATTAAGACCAATAGAACCATCATTAAATGTGGAGTATAAGAATACGTCAGGATATGCAGTTAACTCTGATCCTTCTTTGTTTAAAGGAACACTACCATATACGTTTGTAATGCAGTAAGAAGGTAAACCTCTAGATTTTAAAGTTACATTATCAGAAGACAGACTTTCTCTAGCTTTGTTAATTTCTAGATACTTAGTTTCCTTATTGACAATCTCATAACCCTTGACATATGCTTTACCAGGACCAACACTAGCAACCATCTTTCTAGCAGATGTTCCAAAATCATATCCATTGTATAGACCAAATTCATCTACAGCATAGAATCCTTTGTTCTTATCTTTTTGTGCCCACTCTCTGATATCAACTGAGAAATTATCAACAACGTAATTACCAGATTCGTCAAATGTTCTACGTGCTAAAGTTTGCTCTAGTACACTAAAATCTGTAGATGAAATCTTACTTTGTACTTGTCCTCCAGAAACAGTAAGAAGTTGAATGAAATTCTTATCAGTAATTGCACCAAGTGCAAATTCTTTTAACTTCAAAGAAATTTTTAATCTATGTCCACCAGGTGCAGTATAGTTAGATGAACCAATTGCATTATCATATAATGATGGATCTTCCTCTGGAGTAACAATTTCTTCTTTAATTGTAAAACCAACCTTTGCAGATGGTTTGTTATAATATTCATCAATGACTAGTAGTTCTTGATCACAACGAACAAAATAACCATTGACAAAGTAAATACCTTCTTCTACCTTAACAGCAGAACCATATCCCATTGCAGGACTTTCTAGAGAAGTAGTTTCTCCTGTGTTTGGGTTTGTTACTTTAATACTAGTAGGAAGTACACTACCATCTGTACCAACAACTAGAAGCGGTGTATTAACACCATCAACAACTTCTAAAGTTTCACCTTGACGGAAATTAGCTTCTGTGTTGGAACTACCACTATTAATGTAATTAACATATAATGTATCAGCGGCAGATTCTGTTGCTAAAGTTGTTGCGAGAATAGTAGCTTTGACACCAGAAGTTAAACCAATCAGTTGTTGACCGATTAGTTGTGAAATATCATATTTCTTATAAACAATATCGTCTCCTTCCGAGATCGCAACCTCAGAAACAGACGATAGTTTTACGTAATCTAATTTTGTATTAAGACCTACTTCACCAGGTATGACAAGTTCGCCTTGTTTAAAAGCGTACTTACCAAAGCTTTCAACCTGATTCTGTAGAATAGATTGAACCTGCGTTAATTCTCTGCCTTGGATTGAATAACCTGGACGGAACAGAATCTTATAAAAGTTCTTGTTCGCATCAAAGTCTTCGTAGTAAGGACTTACATTAAGGTTCGTCTTCTGAGGCATCGTACTCCGCCAATAATACTAGTATTCTCGTTGAAGTATTTAGCGAAGTAATTGAACAGTATCAGAACTCGATTACTAGTTTGATGTCCTCAATCTGGTCAGGAGCACGAGTAATTAGTCTTCTGTTCTCAACATAGATGACATTACCAGAGTTATTTTCAATCTCTGGGTTAGCTAAACCACTTGCGAAAGTGACACCTAGTAGTGTGGAAGCGTAACTTGTATCTACGTTACCAGAAGCAGTAGAAGTCTCTCCAGTAATAGCGTTAGAACCATTAGATTCAAATGCTCTTACAACACCTTGATCGGTGTGTGCATCAATAGTTTGGATGTACTTAAGAACACCAGCAGTTGTAGAACCACTGTCTAATGTCCATGATACAACCGTACCATATGCTGTACCACCAGTTACAGTCTGAGTAATTTTTTCGTCAACAGAGAAGTCTGCAGAAGCACCAGTAATCTTAACGGACTTTAAACCAGAAAGAGTATCAGAAGTAGCAAAAGTTGTAGTACCATAGTTGTATGGATCTGCAACAATACCAATACGACGGAAGTCGTTATCTACGGGGAAATCTCCTTGACCTTCAGAGTAAGTAAGACGAATGTTAGTCATAACACGCTTACCATTTAGTTCTGTCTCGTGATCGGAACCGTGACCACCTGCAGGAGGAAGAACTATTTCAATAGCGCCAACAGCAGATCCACCAGTAGCTACTGCACTGCTTAGACCAGCGTCAGAGAAGAGGTTGCCATTAGCAAATAGAACATTAGCATAAGTGTAACCTGATCCACGAGCTTGAATCTCAGCAGATGTAATTGCACCAGCACCGTTTGTTACAAACTTAACAATTCCACCAGATCCATCACCCTTAATAGATGTGTATAGAGTCTGTGATGCGGGAAGACCCGAACCAGCGTTCTCAATCAAAGCAACATCAGCAGCACCAGCAGTAGCAAGAGCTACAACTGCTTGTCTAGAAGCGTTGTTAGAAAGAACGATTGGCATGAAGTCAGAAGAAAGGAACTTCAGAACATCATCAGTAGGGATGGTGTACATATACTTCCAAATGTAACCAGCACCAGTTGTCTCAGTGTAGAGACCAGTAGCAGAAGCATAGTTACCACCAGCTGTAGATGGTTCTTCAGTAGCGTTCTGACCAGTTGTGTTAGAAGGATCTTCACCGTTGTAAAGACACTTAAATACTTCGTAAGTGGAGTTCATTACATAGAACTTAGCATCTGCAATGCTTGAAGCGCCTGTTGCAGTTTGCTTACCAATTTGACCACCGCCACCTGGTGTAGCAGAATAGTCAGGTTTCCACATATCATACTTAGGGTTAGCAACTAGATCCCAGTTGTAACGACGGATAACAGTACGTGCAAACGCATCAGTGATACGCTTAGCAGCAATCATTTCGTCGTACAGACCATACTTCTCTGTTTGGTTATCGAGAGGAAGGGGTGGAACATCTTCAGTAGCGTAACGATATACACCAGAGACTGCTGTGGCACCAGTATCAGAACCGCCTGAACCGCCGCTTCTACCCTTAAGAGTAGAACCAAGAGAAGGAGCAGAATTAACACCGTTGCTGCCAAAAACGTCGGTCAAAAGAAGGGCACTATCATAAACTGCAGCAACTGTGGCACGGAAAGCTGTGGAACCATATGTCCCAACATACACTTCGTTGCCAACTACAAACGCCGTGGAGTTTTGCGTGTGAATTTCTAGATATGCTTTCCAAGGTTGTGGACGACCCACAAAGAAATACATTCTAGAGCGTTCCGCGCTAGTATCGTTGGGACCTTCAGTTAACGATTCTAGAAATTGTTTAGCGTTAAAAATTCTAAACTTATCAGAGATAATAGCAGCCATTGTTTTTCTGTTCCGACGTAGTGTTTGTGCCTGAGTTATTTATATTTATAGCAATATTTAGGAAATTGCGAACGGAATCAACTCATGTCCGTTTGAAATGGAGTTGTTACCCCTCACAAGAGTGCAACCATCAAAGGTATTTGCAGTCTTACTAGAGTATTGAATGACAGATCCACCTGAAGTGAATAGGTATCCTGCCGCCGCAAAATGTGTAGTGCTTACAGCAGCAATACTTGCGGGAATAGTTCCAGAGCTAGTTGTAGTAGTAACTGGTTGTTGGATTGAAGGAGGTGCAAGGTTGAACTTATCACCAGCAGATGTAAACTGCGATTCTCTTCTTTCACTAAAGTCTTTGAGAGTCAAACCACCAAAGAACCTTGAAACTTCTCCAATACTTACACCAGATAGTCCCATACCATCATCAAAGATACCATCGAAGTGACCAATAGTATATCCAACGTTAGTGATAGCATATTTTCCAATATAACCACTAGAAGCAGTAAAGAGAGCGTTTCTAATAAATTGCTCTGTGCCATTTCTTTGAGTAACATAGTATTTACCTGCTGTAGAAACAAGACTCACTCCATTACCATTTCTTTGAGCGATAGGATCTGTCAAGAATGCGACTTCTTGATATCTGTCAACTACACCGCCAGGTGGAGGTGTAATAACAACCTCAGTAGCTTCTCTGGTTACTGACATCGCGGAAGCAGGAGAGATCTGTCGTTGTACTCTCCTTTCAAATCCACCTGCAGTAGATGATGCACTCACCATACTGACATCAGATTCAGATTCAATAGAAGCAACAGCAGCAGATAGAACTGTTACATCCTCAATCTGTCTTAGATATGCACCAGCAGACCAGAACTGTTCTGTGGTGTTTTCATATCCTCTAATAACCTGTAAGAATCTGTCATTGATCTTTCTGTTGTAGAATACGATCTCATTACCAATAAGTAGTCTACCGTTAGGAGCAAACTTAGATGTATCAGGGATGTATACAATGGTATCACCAATGTTAAGATCAAGATCCAAGTATGCAGCATTCTCAAAGTAGTTGACATTACTAATTGCATTATTAGGAATCTCAATCTGCTGAGTTTGAGTAATTAACTTAGTTACACTAGAAATAGTGTTAGCAGTTACGATATCCTGAATTTCTGCCTTGACATAAGATGCACTACCTTGGAGTCTTAGTACACCACCTACACCTTCAATCTCAACTGGATCTGGTTCAATATAAACAATATTTGCACCGCCAGGTTGCTCAATGCCAATTGGCATATCAAACCCATTATCTACAATATTGGATGTTGGTAATCCAGTAGCTCCAGTTTGAATTTCTGCTTCAAGTACAATGTCACGATCACTTGACATTTGTAGAGGTAAAGAACTAATACCAGTAACAGAAGTAAGACCAGCTTCATCAATCTCAGAAATAAATGAGATTGCAGTTAAACCAGAAGTTTCTACATATGGATTAATACCAATATTGATTAGTGAGACACCAATGTCTCTTTCCTTAAGAATATCAAACCTTCTGGTTGTAATAACCTTAGGAGCAGTGGTATACCCAGAACCACCATCAATTAAATCAACACTGATTACTTGACCCTTACTTACAAGAACGTTAGCTCTTGCACCACCACCATTACCATCTAAGGATTCAAACTTAAGAACAGGTGGTGTATAATACTGATATGCAGTAGGTTGTGTGATAGGATCATAACTACGTTGGTTCCATGTTAACTCAGTAACAGATCCATTCTCAATAATAGCGACTACAGATAGACCCTCACCTCTAGTGATTCCAGTATAAGTCTCAATTGAGACTGTGCCAAAGATATCATCAGAAGTTTGTTCTCCATCTCTACCATCTTTACTGGTAGCTTCTGTAGGCAGTCTCTTGATTCTTCTAAAACCTTCTTCACCATCTACTCTAATTTTGTCATTGTTAGAGAGATAAACAAATGGTGCCTTATAAGTTTTACCAAGAATGGTTCCAGACCATAATCCATTATCATCTCTAAGTAGTTTTCTATTTGATCCGTCTTTCTTGAAGGTTAGTGTTTGATTACTAATATCTCCATCAGCAATAACATATGTTCTATCATAATATCCTTTGATAGTAAAAGTAAAGTCCAAACCACTTTCTATTACTGGGTTGTGACACTTAAGTTCAAAAGAGACATTGTTACCACTTCTAACTGCATTCTTCAGTTCACCAATGAGATTATATGTTCCATTAGCTCTTTGTTGCCAGCAATGAATAGGTAATCCACGAGCGGATCCCATCCAAGTATAACCAACTAAACCATCCATGATAGGAGTGGAAGTTGTAAAGGAGAATGTTCCTTGTGCAAAATATGTGTCAGGTGCATAATCATAGATGTTTAGAACCTGACCAACATCTCTACCATAGAGATATCTAATATCAACATTATGCTCTTTCTTAATAGGATTATTAAATGTAATATTAGGACCTGATACAGTATATGCTTTTCCTTTTACCTGTAAAATACCATCTAAGAAAACATACATGCTGTCTTCAGATTCAATATTTTGTACAGTATTGTCTTCTACATCAAGAATTAAGAAAGGACCGTTTCTAACACCATCAACTAAATCAAAGTCGATAGTAAGTCTCTTGTAGTTTCCTACACCAATACCTACAACTTTTTCTACAGCAGTTGGTTCGCCAATAGTCTTAGCACCTAAATCTTGATCCCATATAGGAGCTACGTCAAATTTAATTTTATTGGGAATAACAGTTCTATCAATCCAATAAGAATCTTGTAATGGATAATTTTCTGTAAACTTGGGTCTTTGTAATACAGCGTTAATTGTGAGGAATAAATCTTCATCTTCTTCTGTGTTAACAGGTGTATTATCATCCCAATATAATTCAAAGTCTTTATTTTCACCGTCAATATAATCTGGAAGTGATCTTGTTACATCTTCTTCTCTAATTACATCCTCTAAATTATCAAACAGAGAATCCATTGCAGAAATTACAATAGTGCATTCTTCTACAGGTAGAAGAGGATCACCAAGAATATTGTAATTAGAGTAACTTAAATCTTGTGTCCAATTACCAGACTTATTAGGATTCTGTTTTGTCTTTTCAACTAAACCTCTACCTTCGGTTAGAATAGTCCTGACAATATCATGATATGTGTTTAATGTACTTTCTACTTCTGCACATACAGGAGAAATAGAGTCAACCAATGCATCAGGATCTGTACCAGGCAATTGATTTCTCATTGCTTGAATTGATAGATCTCTAGCATATTCAAATGTAGCTACAGTTTCATCTAATTGACCAGTGATATAATATAGTTCTTCTCCATAAGGATAATCTTTCTTTTGATAGTAAAGTTGTGCTGCCTCTACAATCTTTTCATTACCACCAAACTTAAGTGAATAAACATAAGCATCTAACATGAGACCAATGTCTCTACCACACTTAGTAGAAAGAGATCCCCAATTGAGTGATGGATATGTTGTTTGTGCCCATGACAATGATTCGGAAATAATATATGCTCTGTTTAACGCAATTAGTTGTCCTGCCTTATAGAACATACCTTTGTTCAAACCACTCCAAGAGAATGCTGCTTGTGTAGTACCAGAAAAAGATATAGGTGTTGTGACAGTTACGCCAGGTGGCACAGTATAAGTGTTGCCAGGAGCAACAGCACCAGTGCTTGTAGGAATAGATCCAGTAGATGCTGTGCCACTTAGTAAAGTGGTTCCACTAGGAGCACCACCGCCACCACCAGAGTTAGCTAGTGCTGCATTGCTTAACGTGATCTGAGTATCACTATCAATAGATACAATCTTTGTTCCTACAGGGAATGCTCTACCAGAACTTACAAATAAACCAACAGCAAGATTCTTAGTGCTGCTAACAGTCATTGTATTGCTACCTTGGAAGTAATTGATGTTAACATCAATCCAATCCCAATTTCTAATAGCAAGTTTTGCTAATCTAGTTGCATATTCAAAAATAGCAACAGACTTAGTTTTATTATTTTGAATATAAAGATATTCATCACTAGCATTGAAGATAGCGGAATAGTCAATTGTTTTTACATTTCCACCAAATCTTAAATCATGTTGATATGCATCTAAAATAGCTCTGATGTTTCTTTCATAGTCATCCTGTTTAGTCGCCCAATCTAAAGTGCCATAAGTTGCTTTACCATATCCAATAGTTTCATTGATAATGAAATCTGCATTTCTTTCAATTTGATTTGCAGCATCAATCCATGTACCACCACGTTGGTAAATGTTTCTTAATTTCTTGAGGTATTTTGTATTATATTGTGCATCCTTAAATTGGAATACCTTACCATAGAAAGTAACACCTTTATAATCAGAACCAAATTTAACTCCATCTCCTAAAGGTGGAGCAGAGAATGTAATTTGATCACCAGAGATTGTATATGCAACACCTGGTTCTTGAATCACACCATCCAAAGTAATAACAGTGCCATATGTTGATGACAAAGTAAACGGTGTACCATCAACTAATACTTGGAATTGTGTAGTTCCTTGTAGTCTTCCATCTGTGTCATAGTATCCATCAAACGGTGCTGCAAGAGATAGTTCAAACGTACGAACTTCATTGAACAAGAACTCACTAGGAGCAGCAGTACCAAATGCCTTATTAATTCTTGTATTCTCTACCTTCTGTACACTTTGAGTAACAATTCTACTTGAGTTCTCAACAGTAATTTTATTCTTTGTTGGATCCCATAATTGAATAACACTAAAGTGTGATGCCTTTGGCATCTCAACTGGCATCTCAGAACTTGCAGTAGCTTCTACATCAACCTGTCCAAATAACTTAAATCCTGCAGGGTGTGTGGTAGATTTAATAAGATCACGCCACTGTTCAATAGATGTCTTAGACTTGACAACATATGAATAGTCTTGATAGAAGAAACTATCTGTGATCTTCTGATTGGATACACCTAACTTACCTCTGTCAGATGTATAGTATCCTAAGTTGTCATAGAAACTAGAAATATTTTCTTGGAAAGTAGAAACAAATACTTTGCTAACAATTGCATCTACAGGGAATCTCAAAGACTCAATAGAAATGTTCTCACGAATAATACCTTGTACATTTGCAAGCTTGAGTAAATTAGATCCAAACCTCCACTCGGTTACAGTTGCTCTGAATACTTCTACGTTATTAATTTTTTGAATTACAGTTTCACCAATACTAAAATTGCCATTAACGTTCTTAACAGCAACAATATAGTTTGAACTGAAAGTGGAAGATACAGTTTTGTCTAGATGGAAAGCACCACCATTTGTAGTAAGGTTAACACTCTTAGGAACACCAATAGATGTACTCTCTGCATATGCTTCCACATCACCTTCAATGATAATAATCTCAGGTGCGAATGTATATCCTTTACCAGGTTTATCTACAGTAATAGAAGCAATCTCACCATTTCTAGCTAGAACATTGAACTTGGCATCAGAACCATCACCATTGATAATGTATACTTTTGGATTCACATAGTTAGAACCTTTCTCAGTAATATCTACACCAGTGATAGTTTGTGTTGCAACATCAAAATTGACTGTAGCTTCTGCCCTATAACTAGCAGTTGGATCAACACCAACAATAACAGGAACTTTTTTGTAGTTGAGTCCTAAGTTTACAATTTGCGTGGTATTAATCTTACCGATAGCGAACTGACCAGTAGTAGTATAAGAAATGGATCCAGAACCATCCCACAAAGGAGAACTGGTAACGTCATAAACAAAACGATTCGGTGTAACATAATTGAGAGTCTTAGTTCCCTGTAAAGGATCTGTGATAATCTTAAAGAATGCATTTTCTGAATCAACTACATTCTTTTTGTCAAAATAATAGAAGTTAGTAAAATCAGTTCCTACTTTTGTTTGATAGTTATTAGATGCATCTCTGTATCCAAAACCAAACTTGACATCAGTAAATGCACCAGCGTTGCCAGGAAGAATAGTTGTTTCGTTTTTCTCTACAGTAATTAAATTATAGTTATTACTTGGACTAATATCAAAATAAGTCCCAGTAAGACTAGAATGAGACGTATCAAACTTGTACTTGTAAAATTCTTGTAAATCTATATTAGGATTCGGTATAAATGTATTATTGTCTTCTGAAAACTCGAATTTATAAACAATGTCTGCAGCAGACTTGACAGATACTAGTCTTTGAGGATTACTACTATCAAAGAAACTAGAACTCAATACAACTTCATTAGCTGTTGACTTAAGAGTACCATAATCATATACAATATTGATTTTATGAGTTACAGGATCATAAGATTGAATATAACCAGAATTATTACCATCAAAGATTTGATAATTGGTAGCAAAATTATATTGTGGTTTATATAATACTACTTCTTGTCCATCAAAATGATCTACATCATCAGTTCCCTCTTGTCCTCTAGCAACAATGAGATCATTGCCAGCAATACTTTCAATCTTTAAAACTTCCTCGCCAATTTTAATTAAGTCATTATCAGAGAATCCAAATGAACTCTTAACTGTAACTTTTGTACCACCAGCAGGCACACCAACATGTCCAACATAAATTTGGAATCTTGCAGTAGATACAGAGGCACCAGATCTTACTAAATCTTCATCAGCTACACCAAGGTAATCTCCTCTTGCATATCCACTGCCAGCATCTTGAATCTGAATACCAGATACTATCCCAGCGTCAGATACAGTGAATGTAGCAGTGGCACCAGTGCCCGATCCACCAGTAAGAGCAACACTAGTGTAAATGCCAGCAGTATAGTCTGCTCCACCATTGAGTATTTCATATCGACCAATTCCTGTAAAATCAATTGTTGATTTATTACTAGGTGGTACAAGAATAGCTTCTTGATACAACCTCTTCCTAATATAATAGGTCTTAGTTTTGGTTGTATCATCAGGATTGATATCAATTGTAACTTGGTCACCAATTCCTAACCCATGTGGAGAATCAGTTTCCACAAGTGCAACACTCTGATTAACTTCAAATGGATTCAATCCATCACTAAGAGAAGTAAGTCTTACAACCTTAGTTCCAGATGTATTGAATAGATCATCAGACTGAAGGAAGTAATCATCATTGACAACCCAAGTTCCTTCGGTAACCTTAATCTCTACTACGTTCTGACTGTTAGTTCCTTCTAATACTTCACCCTTAGCTATAGGTGCATTGACACCATCAGTCAAACTTAATGTAGCACCTTTGGTGTAAGAACTTCTTTGGTCTAGAAGAATGGTAAATGTTTTGATAGTTGCAGAGAATGTTCCTGTTTCATCAAATGTACCATTGACATTTCTTAGTACAATTGTATTATCATTCTTTACTGTACCTACAATAGAACCAGACGCACCAGAGGAGGGTTGGTTTAATGTATCATCAGCAAATAGATATGCACTTTGGATTGTGGTTAATTTTACGACTCTATCTTCTTTACATTCTAAGTAGGAAACGTTCTTACCTTTAACGGAGTTTACAATAGCTTCTACTTCGGAACCCTCTGTTCCTTTATTATCAAAGTATACTTGTGAGTTAATACTGAAATTAGTAGATGAGTCTACTACTGAGACTTGTTCTACATTTCCTTGTTTTACTTCTGCAATTTGAGCAATGACACCTTCGCCATTTCTCTGCATACCTGCTTGATAGAATCTTCTAGAATTCTTTGGAATATCATCTTGATTAATATTAGAATTGTAATTACTATCTACTGGTAGAGAATAGAAGTTCTCTCCTAGAAGGTATGGATATTGCGGTACTTGATTGCTATCAATAGTAATGAAATAAGCATAAGTTCCTTGCGGAAAGTCTGGGGTAATACAAAATCTTCCATTGTTTTGATCTAGTGTGCCACTCTTATGAGTGTATGTGTAATCATTAACAAACGTACCCAGAGGATAAGTTGTTAGCGAAGGACCATCAGAACGATTTCCATTGATGGAATAGCTAGAGGTCATCCTCAC